GTTGCTGTATGAGGCGCTGGCCAGGTCGCTGGTGTAATCCGTGCCGCCGCCTGTGGCTGTGCCGCCAGCCAGGGTGGCTGCAAAATTGGTGGTGCCACTGGTTGCGCCGGATAGCGTGACCGTGTGGACGATGTTGGAGCCTTCCGAGGCGCTGTTGCTGCTTACGGTGGAGACTGCGGGGCCGCCGCCGCCTGCCGTGTAGTCAATCGTGATAAATGGGCGCGTGCCGTCAGCCACGTTTGACGAATCGAACTCGTTTGTTCGGTTGTCATAGGCTGTGTCCGGGTTCTGCAAAAGCAGCAAACCATCTACCGTGATCGTGCCGTTTATTAGGCCCTCAAAGTAGTCTGCAAGGGCTGCGCTTGTCCATGTGTTGTATGCACTCGATGTAAGACCTGTTTGAGTCGCTAGTGCTGTCAGGTTTGCATCAGATGTCCCAAAAGCACCCGCCGCTGTCCATGCGTCGGCAGTGGTTCTGTTGTTCCACGTGGCCTCTGTCAGTACAGCCGACACAATCAACTGATGGACGTCAATCGTGTTTGACCCGCTGCCAGCGTTCTCATACAGGTGCAGAGTTGCGGAGTTGACAGTTACCGGACCAGTAATATTTGATATGCCGGGGGTTCTGATAACAATGTGATGTCTGTCACCCGACGCCCAAGATGTGGCGTTCAGGTTCGAGTTAGTCTCATAGTTCGTCGTCGGGTTTGTCTCTTGCAGGCGAGTGTCCTGCAATCCAGAAAAAGTATTTGTCGAGTTTTCGCCAATGGTTACGGTAGGCATGGTTTAGCTCTGTATCGCGCCCATATCCCGCGTTCCTGCGGAATACATGGCGACGTTAAGGAAGTCGGACCACACCGGCAGATCAACACCCGCATCAATCGCATAGCTGCCACCTGCTGGCTTCCAGTGCAGTGCGGTAGTTGGAGGTGTTGTTGCTGCGTAGGCGTTTGTCTGGTCTTGCGACGTTGTGGTGTTGTTGGTAGCGTCAACAGCGAGATTCACAAGCGACGGGTTGATCAGGTAGCTCGCATCCCCACCTGGGCTGTAAAGAAGGTTGTTCTTGATAGCGTAGGTCGGACTTCCAGTAATATCACCCTCGTTCGGGTTAAAGAACCTAACCGCGTTGTCTCCAGTCGCCGCCGCTTGACCATAAATTGAGTTGTGATACCAGTGCACATCATTAGCCTCTGGCTCTGTGTGAGTCAGGTCCAATCCAATGTGACTGGTAAAGAACACAGAAAGTTTATCGACCTTGAACAGATTCAGGCGCATGTGCATACTTACACCCATTGGGGTGATGTTTGCCTCTACACCCTGCAGGAAGTTCCGCTCAAACAATATATTGCGAACGCGGCCTGTGCTGGCGTTGTTTGTGGGGCCGATGCCCATGGAAACATTGTTGCGCGGGCTTCCTTCGCCATCTCCAAAGTTATCGCTGATAACCGTGTTTTCCGAATAGACATAAGGCCCATACGTGAACGTTGGGAACATTGCCTGTCCCTGGTCAGTCGCACGGAAAGAGATAAAGGCGCGACCATCATCAATACGGGAAATGCGGTTGTGCGCAATGATTGCGTTCTGAATGCACGAACCGCGAATGCCATGCTCACCTAAATAGTTGTTGTCAATATTGGTGCCCATGATTGCCATCCATTTACCGGCCATGTAGAAACCATTACTACCGTTATCCACCCCGAACAACTCGTCAACAGCGCAATCAACAGCGCCGTGTCCTTCCCACAAATGCACAAGTGGCGGGTCGGTTGCCGGATTAATGCCGGAGTTGTACCCGTTTAGAGCGTCGGACGAGAACTTCCAGCCAAACTTGACGTGTCGGGCGGTGCAGCGAAGGTACAAGACGTCATCAAACCCACCAGATGAACCAAAGGCGCGTGAGTCGCCATCGTATGAGTTGCCCTCAATCTCAAGGTCCATAAACACGGCCCTTGCATACGTTGTGGAGCTACCCCCGCCAAGATCAAAACCACCAGTGACCGCTGTCATGCTGATGATTGGTTTTGCTCCTGTACCATAAGCGCCAACAAATACGTCGTCAGCACGAACCTGCATCGACGTGGATAAATTGAAGGTGTCTCCACGGCAGAACAGAATTCGTTTTCCGTTAGCAATAGCCGCAGAAAAAGCCGCATCAGCATCAGACGATGCAACAAGGTTGGTTGCGCCTGAAGGAACTCCGTTTACACCAGCTACCGGCAATGTGTTGCTGACATAGATCGTGTTGGCATTGCCGTAAACCGTATTCGGATTGGTTACAACAATCTCAGTCGTGTAATACGTGTTCGTGTCGGTGTCGTACCGCATCGTGCACGACGGGTTGTAAGTACCAGGTGTCTCGTACACATGAGCCGCAATCGGACCTTTATCCATGTTCTTGGGCCATGACTGCCCTAGTGCCGCCCATGCGCCTCTGCTCCAGTTGCCCGCTGTGGGATCACCAAAGTCCCACGTGTAATCCAGCTCAAAATAAGGTCGGCTTGTCCAGGAAGCAGCGGTAGTACCTGATGCGTCAAAATGAACCAGTAACGGAGCCGGTCCACTGACTCGGCGCACCACTACGTTTGGCGTGATCAGGCTGCCGCCAACCACATCGCCAATGGTGCCGGTGCCGTTGACCCCGCCGACGTGCAGGATGTAGGTTTCGCTGCCCTCGGTCAGGCCATCCGTAAGCGCCGCTACGGTGACGGTGAAGCTGCTGACACCAGACGGCACAGTAAGCGTGCCGCCGGACAGCGTGACGCCGTTGCTGAAGGTGGGCGGGACGGTGTAGTCACTGACACTGGTGGAGGTGCCGCCGCTGAGACTGTAAGCGTAATCAGTGCTGGCTGTGGTGGCTGCGCTCAGTGTGACGGTGTGGACGAGGCTTGTACCTTCGTTGCCCGATACGCTGGACACGCTGGAGACAGACGGGCCAGGCACAGTGCCGGGGTAAATGGTGCCAACACCCGGAGAGCCGCCCACGACACCGCCCGCCGGTGGGCTGGACAGGGTGACGTTGAAGCTGACGGGCGGCATGGGTGGGGCGCGGGGGTTCTATCAGGCTGGGTCGGCTAGCTCGATGTCCCAAGCGGGGAAGTTCACCGTGTTGCTGCCGTTGGCTGTCAATGCCTGGCTGGTGTTGGTGGTGACATAAAGCAGCTTGCTGTTGGTCACATCCAGCAGGGCCACGTGGGTGGCGGTGCCGCTGGTATCGATCAGAACGCCAGCCTTGGCGGCCACGGTGGTTTTGCGGCCGCTGGTGTCGCCATTGGCGTTGGTGAAGTCACCACTCGCCATGGTGACGTCGGCCAGGGCAAAGGTGGCGTTGCCCTCCGCATAGGTGGTGGGCTGCGCAGAGCAGGCCACCATGCGGGTGACGTTGTTTTTGATGATGTTGAGCGCGCCGTCAAGCACGTCGTCGTGAACGATCTTAGCCATGGTTATCTCCTAAGCCGATGACGCTGTTTTGCACGTTGAGGGTGGTTTCGCCAATGGCGGGAGCTGCTGCAGCGGCTTCGCCGCCCTGCTCTTGCGCCCAGCCGTTGGCGATGAAGCGGGCGCCGTCTTCGTCAGCGACAGAGCGCACGTCGTCTTTCTCGAATCGGTCGCGGCCGTCGAGGAAGGTGGTGAGGCAAAGGATTTTCATGGTGGTGGGCTCCTATCAATTGGCGGGTGTTGCGGGTTTTTGCGCGGCGGATGTGGACTGGTTGGCAGGCATGGCGCCGGGGGTGGCTTCATACGCGGTGAGGGTGACCTTGTATTTGTCGGCCAGCTTTTGGGCGGCGGCGATTTTGGCCAGGGTGTCCTCGAAGTCGTAGCCCATCTGGGCGCTGAGGTCTTGCGGGCTGATGAGGCCAGCGCGCACGCTTAAAATTTTGGCTTCCATGTCGTTTTTGGGGTCTACCCAATCCCAACGGCGGCCCTGCCACTGGTGGGCGCTGAACTTGGCGAACTTTGACGACGGCAAGGCGCTGCCGTTGGGCATGACCAATACGCCCGAGAGCAGGGCCATTTGCAGCCATGCTTGGTAAACGGGGGTGAGGAAGGCGTCTATAAACCACTGCTGGTCTGCGGCCCAGCGGTCTCGCTCTTCGAGGGTGCCGCTGCGGATGCTGCTGAAAGACACGCCTTCGAGGTCATTGGCCAGGCTGTGGTACGCCACGCGCCAGCCGCTGGCGATGCGCTGCAGGGCGGTCTTGGTGAATGGGGCAAAGACTTCGTTGGGGTATTTGCTCTCAAGCGGAACATGGACGACGCCATCTGGCAATGTGTCAAAAATTCCCGGCGTGCTGGTGGTGACGATCTCGCCGGTGGGGCCTTCAGCGTTGCCGATGGGGGCGGGGCCACCTTCGGGCCGGGTGAAAAAACCGTAGTGGTTGGCGCCATGCTCGGCGGCCAGCAGCGCGGCCAGCATGAAGCCGCCCAGGTGGTGCAGGCTGAGCATGCCGGGGGCCATCCAGGGGATGCCGCGCAGCTGCTCGGCGCGCTCGACCTTGAAGCGGTGCAGCACTTCATCCATCGGCACACGCACGCGGCTGCGGTTGCCGTGCACGCCATCATTGGGGTGGGCGGCAAACAGGTGGGCGGCGACGGGGCGGCGGTAGGCGTCTACCTCCACGCCCATGATGACGGCATTTGTGCGGCTGGTGGCGGCGACGTTGTAGGCGGTGTCGATGCGGTCTACATCGATAATTTGCAGGGCGAAGTTGAATTTGTTGCGGGCATCTGCCCCGCGCACAAAGCGCACGAGAAACTCGCCATCGGACGGCATGGCGCCGGTGATGGTTTCGCACAAATCACGAAAGCTCAGCTGGCCGGTGATGTCGCAGGCGGCGGCCCATTCTTTGAAGCCAGACTCAATGGCGGTGTTGGCCAGGTCGTCTGGCTTGCCGTTGGCATCTTGCACGCGGGTTTGGAGCACAAAGCCATCGGGGCCGACGATGTTGTCGGTGACCATGCCTTTGAACTTGCGGGCATAGTCGTTGTTGTTGACCAGCTCGCGGCCACGGCGGCGCAGGAGGTTAAGGTCTGAGCGCAGCTCTTCGTTGATGCTGCTCTCGGTGGCCATCCAGCCGGAGCTGAGGCGGTCTACACGGGCGGCGGCGAAGGCGCGGATCTGGCTGGTTTTGCTGCCGCTGCGGGACAGCCAGGCTTTTGCCCGGCTGTAAAGGCTGGGTTTGGATGGGGTCATGCGCCAAACCTGACGTAAATGCGGCGGTTGTCGGCACGGCCATTTGCCACGCCCAAAGCGGCGTCTTCCAGCGCGACATCGCGGCGCAGCGCATCACGAAAGGCCAGCAGCTCGGGAATGGAAATGTATTTGAGCTTGCGCCCGGCAATTTCATATTCAGCGGTGGCGCTGGTGGAGCGGCCTGACAGCGTGGCTTCAATGTTTTCAAGCGCGACGCGGGCGCTGCTGCGGGCGTCTAGCGTGGCGACTCCAAAACCGGCCAGCACCTGGGCGCGGCCGGTGGCGACGGTGAAAACTTCGCCCGCCTTGCTGGCCTGGGCACGCCAGTCGTACCACCCGGCCACATAGGCGCCTGTGGTGGCGGCTAGCACGTTGACGGCATGGTCATCACCCGAGGCTGTGGCGGTGATGGTGAACTTGCCCAGCGCGTTGATGAAGGTGTAGGTAAGCACCCAGCTCTGGCTGGCCGGGTAATCGGGCAGCGTGCGGGTCCACTTGAGGGTGTCCCCAGCGGTGATGCGGGTGGGTTCGGTGGTTGGTGTGGTGACGCTCACACAGGGGATTGGGCCTTTGGGGGCGTTTCATGCTCAAGGCAAGGGATGAAACGTCAGGCGGCGGGCGGCTGGTCTTCCAGCGGCTGGTTGATGATGCGCCAGATTTGCACGCGGGTGAGCTTGTAGACCCGGCACAAGGCGCCGACGTGCAGGCCTCTCATGTAGAAGTCTTTGCGGATGGCGGCGTTGCGGTCGTTGCGCACATCGCCTGGGCGTTTGCCGATGTAGGCCTTTTGGCCGCCCCAGTCTGCCCGCACGCCCTCTTCGATCTGCTTGGCCAGCGCGGCACTGAAGCCCGGCGCCATGGCGACCACACGACGCATGATGTCTTCAACAATGTCGTCACTGATGGCGAGGCTGGCGGCCAGGTCTGGCTGTAGCTCGTTGGTGATTTTGGTGGCGGGGGTGGCGGTTTTTACCATGAGCGGCCTGGTGAACGGTTGCGGGATGGGCGATTTGCGGTGTAACTTTGCTGCTGTTTTTGCTGCACGGATGCATCGCTATTCTTTTGATAGCTATCTGCGCCCGTTTCATGCGGGCTGGAGTCCGTTTTTGCACTGAAAAGATCGGGCTCTTTTGGCGCGAACTTGGCTTCGCGCCGCGCCCATCCGGGCTCGCGGTAGGTCTGGATGCCAAGGTGGCAGGCGGCGGCATAGGCGTACACCTGACAGTCACCCGCCTCTTCGCGCTTGCCGGCGGGGGTTATCCAGCGCATGCTGGCCTTGCCTTGCACGGTGACGGGCATGAGGCGGGCCGCGGTCATCTGGTCATATTCATCGGTGAGCAGCAGGCTTTTGGGGGTGTGCACGTAGCCGGGGCCGACCTGGGTGACGCGCATGCGGCCATAAATGAGGTGCTTGGCTGTATCAGTGCCAATGGGCCAGAGCTTCAGGCTGCGCGGCTGGGTTTTGCCACGCCATGTGATGTCGATCAGGCTGGGCTTGCCAATGACGGGGCGGTTGGCCTGGCTGGCGCCCTTGATGGCGAGCACACCAGCGCGGTCGTGGTTGCGGCAGTAGGCATAAACGGCGTGGGTGTTGTGGCCGCCGGTGTCGATGCAGGTGGCCTCGATGATCATCTGGGCGCCGCTGGTGTGCAGGACGGGGGTGCGGCGAATTTCGGTTAGGCGCGTCCACGGGCTGCCCTCAGTGCCTTCGTCCAGATTGGGGTCGCCATAGATGATGTGGCGGGCCACCAGCCAGCTTTCCTCACCCCGGCCAAAGGCCCAGACGCGGGCCTCCAGCCGGTCGGGCTGGGTGTCCACACCC